TTTAAGTGCTTGTTCGATAGTGTCATAGTAAGTAACAGGCCTAGCAGGTACTTCACCAATATTATCTATTTCACTTTGAATTTTTGCTCTGTCTTTAGTAACCTTGTTGTAATATTTTCTCGCTTCATCAAGGTGCCCTTGTGCTAGCTGAGTCATTTCTTCATGCTTATGGTCATGGAGAGCTTGTTCACAAGCATGACAGGTCTTGTTAGCCAGTTTGGCGAGCTCGCCGTCGTACTTCGTGACGCTTCGCTCCGCTTGCGCTGTCGCGCTATCTAACGTAGCTCGTTCCTTATTTAGGCTTTTCAGCTTCGCTGTTTTTTCATCGAACTCTCTGAGCTCGCTGTGCTTTGCAAGCTCAGCTGTAATATCTACGCTTTCAAGCTCAATGATAGCACGGCCGATCTTTTCCAAGTCTTCTTCGTGCTGAGTATTCCAAGCACTTTGTCTTGTTAGTAATCCGTCAATGCTTACCTGTATTTTTTCATTACTTTTCTTTGCCGCTTCAATGTTAGCAGTTTCTTGTGTAATGCTGTCTTTAGTTTGTCTAATTAGTTCTTTAAGTGTTTCGGCTTTTTCAGACAGTAGTGTAATACCTAGCAACTGTTCAATAATAACTCGCTGGTCGTTAGCCCGCATACTTAAGAACGGTTCTGTGTAGGTATTAAGCGCAACAACATGCTTAAACATATCGTGGCTCATACCCAGCAAGTCATCTAAGTCCTTCTGGGTTTCACGCATGTCGCCTTGTGCGTCATCTGTTTCAGATGTTTCCTGTTCCTGATCGTTGACAAAGAACTTTAAAATATTAGGTTTACGTCCACGTTCTATACGATAGTCTATATCGTCTTTTTCAAACGCTAACGTAACTAACATACCCTTATTGTTAATCTTATTAATAAGATTATCTTTTTTAATGTTAGTTAATGCATTACCAAACAGTGAATAACTAAGCGCATTTACAATGGTTGTTTTACCTGTACCATTACGTGAACCGCTGTCGTCTCCGCCTTGATCTAAGTTTTCGCCTAGCACAAGAGTTAAGTTCTGCTGAGCAAAGTTTACTGCTTGAGTCTGATTGCCCACACTCATAAAATTCTTAACGGTTAGTTCTTTAATTTTTATCATAGGCTGTTATAAATGGCCAGTAGTGTATTTTTGTCGTAAGTATCGGAATCGATATTAATAATTTGACTACTTACAATTTGATCAACACTTTCAAAAGCCTGTATATCAATGTTTGTGTTGATTTCAATTTCTTTCTTTTCAGCAATAAGTGTAAGTTCTCGGATGTTGTAATCTGCCATGAACTTTTCTTTAATAAAACTTGCTTCTTCAAAAGTAATATCAATGTCTAAGGTAACACGTAAATGTTGTTTGGATTTAAGAATGGTATCAGCACCATCGATTAATTCACTTAATTTTAGTGTGCGAAAAGTAGGCTGATTATCCCAAGTATGATATACTGGTTCCTTGTCCCACTCTAAAATCATCATACCGCGTTCGTCGTCCCAGGTGTCTGCATAGTTGTGCGGAAAAGCATTACCAATGTAGATAATGTTGCCTTGTTGTTGACGTTTGTGAAAGTGTCCAGAAAACACATAGTCTGGGCCCTTCAAATCTGCGGACTGTAGCTCGCCGTGATCTGGCATCTGTACCATTGCGTTCATATAAAACAATGGAAGTTCAAAGTGCCCAAAAATATACTTACTTTTAGACCCTTTTAAACTTTTCCATTCGTCGCCTACAAGCCACGGACAGAGTGTAACACCCCCAGTGGTAGTCGGTTCGTGGACCACTGTGATTCCGGGGATATACTTTCCAAACTCCACTGAGTGAATGTCTCGTTTGTCTTTATAATACAGATCATGATTGCCAGGAAAAAAGTAAAAATTATCAAACGCCTGGCCGAGTTTTTCAAGTGCTCTGAGACTATAATCCATAGTAGTAATATTAAGGCTATTGCGATTGTGATGCCAATCGCCCATAAAGATTCCTGTATCACAGCCTTGCTCCTTGGCCTTAGCAATGTACCAATCTATAAAATCTTCGCAGTCTTGGTTGTGTATACTACTATTAGATTTTAATCCAAAATGGATATCTGTAAAACAGGCAACTTTTTTAAATAAATTACTCACTAGCATCCTCGTTATGTCGTTTCAATGCCGCCGCATGTTCACCTGCACCAGTTCTACTGTAGCTAGGATTCATACCGTTGATTTCTAAAATATCGTCTCGAATATTTTGATTGCGTTTTTCAATATTAATAACACGAACAAAACTATTAGTAACCGCGGCAGTAAAATATGCAAACGGGTTATCAGATTTAGATTCGTCAAATTGTAGTCCTATTTGTGTTAATTGCAAAATAGCTTGACCCTTCATTTCGTCATTATATGTGTAGCCACGAACATTACCGCGAGTAGCATACCTCTCACATAATTTTAACATCATTCTAGCTAAAGTGTTAGTTATTTGGCCAGCATCTTTATCAAACTTGCCCTTGACTAAATCTCCCTTCCAGTGACTTTTTCCCACACATATAAGTTCGTCTTTTTCGTCAAACTTCCAATGTTGGAACGGTGGAAAATTTACTTTGTCTCTATGATCAGCAAGACTTTTTGGATTCTTTTTACGAGTGTTGTTAAGTGGAATATGATTGAATGTCATAATCCTAAAGACTAAATCTGTCTTTGGTATTTTTTTATAATCAATTTCACACTCGGCTTGTTTGATTTTCTCACCAGCTTTTTTACGCTGTTGGTAATCGGCATCGCCTATACGTTTTGCTCGATTTCGTTTAGCCTCTGCAACAGTCCTAATATTGATTTTTTCTACGCTGGGCAAAATTATATCATATTGGTGATATTCGGGTTGGGTAAACACGCAATATGATGTTTTACTTCTGTGTATCTCTAACAACATATCCTTGTTGTTTAGGTAATTTACTTTTGCAGTCATCCTTTTTCAGTCCTCTAATGGTTAATTATAAACTACGCACTTAATAAAGTCAACTAAATATGTTACCAAAAGGAATATTAATTATGGGATTACTAGACTCATTAAATGCATCAAGCGGGTTGTTAGGCGCCGCTTCGGGTGCAGTAAACACCGCTAAAAATCTAGGAGCCGCAATTGATACAGCATATAGCTCTAGTGGCGGTGATGTAATGGCCGCAATTCGAGCAGTTGATTTGCCAGCAGCCGGCGAAGCAATTGGTGATCTTACCAGTGCTGTTGCTAGTTTTGGTGGCGATGCAAATGCAAATGATTGGCGTGTTCGACTAAGCATGGCTAACTGGACAGCTTTCAAAACAAGTCCTGTGCTAAAACCATTGAAAGATGCGGGCGGTTTAGTATTTCCATATACTCCTAAAGTTTCTTTTGGTACAAAGGCTAACTATCAAGCTGTTGAGACAATACATACCAACTATCTAATGCAAGCATTTAAAAATAGCGATCCAGGACACATAACTATCGATGCTCCTTTCTATGCAGAAGATGCAACTCAAGGTCTTTACTGGATTGCCGCGGTGCATTATTTACGTAGTCTTACCAAAATGTTTTCAGGAAATGATCCTAAGGCCGGAAATCCTCCTCCTGTTATTTTCCTTAACGGTTATGGAAATTACGTGTTTAAAAATATTCCAGTAATAGTAACAGATGTTAAAATTACACTTCCAAATGATTGCGACTATATTGGATGTGATGTAGTTGGAAGTGCCGCTGGAGCAGTAGAAGGTGTTGCAGATAGTATTGGCGGTCTAGCCAGTATGGGCGCAGGACTACTTGGCGGTGACTCAGCACTAGGAGGAATACTAAGCGGTGTTAGTAGTATTGCCGGCGGTGTCGGACAAGTAGCAGGACTACTTGGATCGTTTGGTATTGGTGGAACCACTAGTGGTGGAGTTGCTCATGTTCCGGTTAAAAGTACAATACAAGTTATAGTACAACCAATATACAGTAGAAATAGTGTTCGCAACTTTAGTCTTGATAGATTTGTAGGCGGCGGCTATTTGAATAATTCATTTGGATATGTATAATCATGCCAGCACAATACACAAATACCAGTCCTTGGTACAATACTAAGATAAAACAAAATTATCTAGACATCCTGACTATCAGGCCTGTTGCAGCCGATAATGACGATTTTTTGTACACTATACAACCTCAGTATTCACATAGACCAGATTTATTAGCTAACGACTTATACGGTCAAAGTAATTTATGGTGGGTGTTTATACAACGTAATCTTGACGTCTTGCAAGATCCTATTTTAGATTTTGTACCAGGTGTACAAATTTACATTCCTAAAGGTAAAAATTTAAACACAGTGTTAGGATTATAATATGAGTTTTGATGGAATCCCAGGTGTAATCAATTCAGCGACCCGTACTGCCGAAGCCGGCGCTAATGCCGCCAAAACTTTCTTGTCAGAAGGCCCAGCAAACGCATTGACAAAATTAACTGGTAGTTTAGGCGACCTTGGCAATTTTATTAAAAAATTAGGAGGTATAAAATTGCCTCTTCCAAATCCTTTATTTGGTTATGCTAGTTACACTTATGTATTAGGTATCGGTTGTCTTACAGATGATGAGTTAAATTATCCAGATAAATCCTATAGAATAGGAAAGAAAATTGCGTTAGTATGCAAGTCTGCTAATACCGATCCGTCAAATCGAGTTAACACGCCTTACGGCAAGTTTGATTTTTTTATTGATAACTTAGTATGCGAACAACAGATAGGTTTTATGGCCGCATGTGATCAAACTAACGTACAAAATTTTAGTTTTAATATTATCGAACCTTATAGTATGGGATTGTTTCCACTTAGTTGTCAAACAATAGCACAGGAGTTAGGTCATGATAACTGGCGCGAAGCCCCTTTTATCCTTACTATTGATTTTAGAGGTAATACAGAATCTGGAAAGATGATTAAAATTCCAGGATGCAGTAGACAGATACCTTTTAGTTTCCAAACTATGGATATGACAGTTAATGAAAAAGGATCGGTATACAAGTGTACAGCGGCCTCCTATAATGTGTTTGGTCTTACAGACGATGTGAATGATTTCAAAAATGATATTTCTGTTAGTGGAAAAAACATACAAGAAGTTTTGCAATCTGGAGATAATAGTTTACAGGCAGTACTAAACGAACGTGCAAAACAAACAAAAATACAAGCAAATTTAGAAACAGCAGACGAATATTTGATATTATTTCCTTTAGATGTTGCTAGTGCGTCTAGTCCTAGTCAAAGTTCTGATAATACAGAAACAAAAGATGCGGCGACAGTAAGTCAATCCGATGTAGCAAGTGCAGATGCGTTATACGATCAACTAGGAGTTACTAGAAGTACAGTGAATCCAAATCTTATTCAAGACCCTGCAACTTGTAACAACATAGGAATTGCAGATCTTGGCTTTGACGAAATAAGAAAAGGAATTGCACCAAGCGGAGCCACTGATAAAATTTATAATAGTAAAACTGGTATTTTTGATAGAAGTAAATTAAAGTCTGATATCAAAATAAGTGAAATGAAATTTTCGCAAGATACTAAAATTACTACTGCTATAAATCAAGTAATACTACAAAGTGGATTTGTTAATGATGCATTAGATAACGATAATATTACACCTGAAGGTTACCGGGGTTGGTATAGAATTGATACTAAAGTATATAATATTGGACCAGTAAATAAGAATAGCGGCATAAAACCTAAATTAATTGTCTATAGAGTAGTTCCGTATGCAGTACATAGCAGTAGATTAACACCTCCCAATACCCCAGGAATCGGGTTAAGTCAAGGCGGCCCATTAGAGCAAGAAGCAGTGAAGGAATACAACTATATCTATACTGGTAAAAATGTTGATATAATAAAATTTGAAATTAAATATGATGCTGGTTTTACAATGGTCATGGGCGCCGATGCTTTAGAAAGAACTCAAGATAGTGTTACAGAAAAACAATCAGGCGGCGCAGAAGAAAAAACAAAGAAAAATATTAAAGCAATGCCAGACGGTCAAGACGCTAGTAAAAAGATTGGAGTTATGCCAACAATACTACGGTGGGTCAATACTCTTACTGGACAGGATCGTCGTGGCGGAGGCGGAGCAGAAGGACAAGCTCAACGTGCCGCAAAAATGTTCCAAATGGCACTGGAAAACCCTCTCGACATGTATAATTTAGAAATGGAAATTGTTGGGGATCCTTATTACATTGCACAAAGTGGTACAGGTAACTATACATCTGCATGTACTCAATATAAAAATTTAAATTCTGACGGCACTATAAATTACGAAAATGGCGAAGTAGATATTAAAATAAATTTTAGAACTCCGGTAGATCTTAATCAAAGTACTGGATTATATGACTTTGGCAAATCAAAGTCGGTACCGTTGAAACATTTTAGCGGATTATATTGTGTAACAGATCTTACAAGCAAATTTAGCGGCGGAGTTTTTACACAAGTGCTTAAAGGTTTCCGCAGACCACTTTATGGAGATTTATTTGAAACAACACCTGACCAAATGTTTGGAATTTCAAACAAAAAAGAAGAACCTCCTAACACGGATCCAGACGGGGTAACACCATAATGGGAGATAAAAATTACGTATCGGCTGAATCAGCTGAACAACGCCCTGGCCCGTTTTTGGCCAAAGTTATGAGCCATATGGATAGTACCTATATGGGTGTGTTACAAGTACAGATATTAAGACCTACAGGTAACACTGGATCCGACGGCCAAACACATCAAGTAAAATATATGAGTCCGTTCTGGGGGCAAACAAGTGCAGACTTTATTAAAGAAGATCCAGACAACTATAATAATACGCAAAAAAGTTATGGACTGTGGATGGTACCTCCTGATATTGGTTCTACAGTTATTGTAATTTTTATTGACGGAGATCCAAAACGTGGTTACTGGATAGGGTGTGTTCCTGATGAAAATATGAACTTTATGGTTCCTGGAATCGCCGCAACTCAAAATGTAGTAGAAGGCGGAGATCGTGCACCTGTAGCAGAGTATAATAAAAAACTGAATAATAGTAGTGCAGACCCAACACAATTTAAAAAACCTAAACATCCGTTAGCTGATGTATTAAAAACACAAGGGTTATTAAAAGATGATATTAGAGGGATCACAACTAGTAGTGCTCGTAGAGAAACTCCCAGTGCAGTATTTGGTATTAGCACTCCAGGCCCAGTGGATAAACGTCCTGGTGCAACTAGAGGAGCGATTGGTAGTACTACTAGTAGAGTCCCTAATGCATTTGTCAGCAGACTTGGCGGATCAACATTTGTCATGGACGATGGCGATGATAAATTTTTGCGTAAGACAACACCAAGCGATGGCCCTCCAGAATATGCCGCATTAGAGCAAGGTGAAACTGGTGGTCTTAATACAATACCGCATAACGAACTAGTGCGTATTCGCACTCGCACCGGCCATCAAATTCTTCTACATAATAGTGAAGATTTAATTTACATAGGCAATGCTAGAGGAACTACATGGATTGAATTAACCAGCAATGGTAAAATAGACATTTATGCGGCCGACGATATTAGTATGCATACCAAAGGTAATTTTAATGTAACTGCTGATAAAAATATTAATTTAACTAGTACAGGTGGAGATGTTAATATTAAATCTAGCGGTAAAGCTAATATTAATCCAGGCGGAGATTGTAATATTAAAGCAGCCAATACTAGTATTGACGGCGGAACTATTAATTTAAATTCTGGTACAGCTGGATCAGCCACAGCCGCTAGTAGAGTACCGGATGCAGAACCTTGGTCAGGGCATGAAAATTTACATGGTGCCGCATTAAAATATACGACCAAAACAGATACCTTTAATAAGGTTAAAGGAGCAGACTAATGAGCCAACTATATAGTAAAGTAACTCTTCCAGCAAGACCTAATGCAACACAAGCTACTCCTCAAATGTATCGAGGTTTTAGCACAGTTGCAACTAATACGCAAAATTTTACACTATACGATTTTGATTTAATTAAGCAAGATTTGATCAATCATTTTTATATTCGCAAAGGCGAACGACTAATGCAACCGGGCTTTGGAACCATCATTTGGGATCTTCTATTCGAGCCATTGACAGAGCAACTTAAAGATCTTATCTTGCAAAATGTTAATGAAATCCTTAATTATGATCCTCGAATTCAAGCAGGTAATGTGCTTATAACACCCTACGACACTGGTTTACAAATTGAAGCAAATTTAAAATATATTCCGTACAATATTAGTCAGACCCTGAAATTAAAATTTGATCAAGCTAACGGCCTGCTAACACAATAAAGTGCGCATAGAATTTTAATCAATAAATACTGATATTAGGATACATTATGAGCGCCACGGATAGACAAAATAACCTGCTAGTAAACCAAGATTGGCATAAAATTTATCAGTCATTTAAGAACGCAGACTTCCAAAGTTACGACTTTGAAAATCTACGCCGCACTATGATTGATTATATCCGTACAAATTTTCCAGAAGATTTTAATGATTATATAGAAAGTTCGGAGTACTTGGCTTTAATTGACATTATTGCATTTGTAGGACAAAGTATTGCGTTCCGTACCGACTTAAATGCTCGTGAAAACTTTTTAGAACTAGCAGAGCGCCGCGACAGCGTATTACGATTATCGAGAATGATAGGATATAATGCTAACAGAAACATGTCAGCAAAAGGCCTACTAAAATTTCATACAGTTTCTACAACTGAAACAGTATTAGATAGCAACGGCATCAACATGAGTGGGCAAGTTATTACTTGGAATGATCCAAGTAATCCTAATTGGTATGATCAGTTTATTAAAGTAATCAATGCAAGTTTGCCTAAGACTCAACAATTCGGCAGCCCAATCGATCAAGCAAGCATTTATAATATTGCAACTGGCCAGTATCGTTTTAACGGCACTAATACAAATGTTCCTGTATTTTCTTTTACTAAAACTGTTGCCGGTCGTAGTATGAATTTTGAAATAACCAGCACAACCTTTAAGGGAAAATCTTATATCTATGAAGAACCTCCTAAAGTTGGTAACGGTCTAGCTTTTATATATAAAGATGATGGCTACGGAGCTGGAAGTACTAACACTGGATTCTTTTTAAACTTTACACAAGGTTCATTAAATCAAGGAACATTTCAAGTCACTCAACCTAGTACAAATGAAATCATAGATATTAACACACAGAATATTAACAACTCTGATGTGTGGTTATATAAATTAAATCAAAATACCGGTAGTGAAGATACATTATGGACACAAGTTCCTTCGCTGTCTGGCAATAATGTTATCTATAATAGTTTAAATAAAAAAATAAAATCTATCTATAGTGTGATTACGAGAGCTGGTGATTCTATCAGCCTTGGATTTGGCGACGGAACATTTGGAGATTTGCCGTTAGGTAATTTTAGAGCTTACTATCGTGTTAGTAATGGTTTAACATATACTGTCAATCCAAGCGACATTATAAATGTAGCAATAAGTATTCCTTATTATTCAGCAAGAAATCAAGTTGAAACATTATCGGTTACTCTTAGTTTAGCATCCAGTGTTAATAATGCCAGCATAGCTGAAACTAATGCTAATATTAAAACTAATGCTCCGCAAGTTTACTATACACAAAATAGAATGGTTACTGGCGAAGACTATAATATTAGTCCTTTAGCAGTTACACAAAAAGTTGCAAAAGTCAAAGCAATTAATCGTTCTAGTAGCGGTATTAGCAGATATTTTGATTTAGTAGACCCGACTGGAAAGTATTCAAGTACAAACTTATTTGCAGACGATGGTATCTTATATCAAGAGCCTTATATTTCTACTACAAATTTTTCTTATCTAACTAAAACAGACATTGAAGGTATTGTTTACAATACTGTGTTTAAATTGTTAGATGATCCAAACTTACGTAATTTTTATTATTCAAATTTTATTAATTATATTACTGAAAGTTTAAACATTGCATGGTACAAAAAAACTACAGATAGTAATAGTTCTACTGGTTATATTGGATCGGCAGTTGATGCCGCACCTTATAAAGTAGGTTCTTATACTAGTACAGATTTAAAATATTTTACAGCCGGTGCCCTGGTGAAATTTACAGCCGCATCGGTTGATGGCGTACCAAGATACTTTGATTCAACTAATGGCAACGCAATAGTTCCTGCTAGTTCAAATATGAAAGGACTAGTTAGTTATTTGTGGGCTGAAGTCGTTTCAGTAACAACTGATGGAACCGGTACTGGTAAAGGTGTATTGTCTACAGGATTTGGTTCAATAACAATGAGTACAATTATCCCATCGGGTGCGGTTGTAAGTCAAATTATTCCAAAGTTAAATATAACAATTACAAGTAGTGTAATCACTACAATGATAGATTTAATATTCAACAATAAACCATTTGGATTGCGCTATGATGCTACTATTCAAAGTTGGCAAATAATTTTTGAAACCAACCTTAATGCATCTGGCGCATTTAATCTTGGTAGTCAAGGTGATACAACTAACACACAACAGGATTCTAGTTGGATATTGTTATTTACAACTAACAATGAAATATACACAATTTCTAGTAGACTATTGCGATATATATTCGAAAGTAATCGAGAAGTAACATTCTATTTTGATACTACTGTTAAGGTTTACGATACTGTATCTAGTAATACTATTGTAGATCAATTAAAGGTATTAAGTATTAATACACAACCAGATAATACTAGCCCATTCACAGTTGATGCTACTTGGCAAATTGTCTCAGAATATAACGGGCTTGATGGTTACATCGACCCAAGTAAAATTGTTGTAACATTTGCAGATTCAAATAATGACGGCGTAGTTGATAATCCACAGTTGTTTTTAGACATTGTTTCTCCTGGCACAAACCCATTAACAAAATACATTATTCAGGAAAAATATCTAATAAGTCAAGGACAAGAAGACTATCGTTATATTAGTAATGCAACCAATGTTGTTATGATTTTCACTACACAAAGCAATGTGGGCGCATTATCTCAATATATAGCCAGCCAGTATTTTTACTTTGTAGATAAACAAGTTGTTAAAAAATATGATGCCGTTACTAGTACATTAATTCCAACACTAGATTATAAAGTTTATGTTGGCCGCGACAATTTAAAGTTTCAATATATTCACAATGCAGACTATGATAGCAGAATTGATCCAGGTGCAAGTAATATTATGGATGTATATGTGTTAACTAAAGATTACGATACACAATTTAGACAATGGCTGTTAGGCGCAAATATTTCTGAACCTCTTCCGCCTAGTAGTAGCGAACTGAATAGTCTACTATCAACTGGTCTAAATTTAATTAAATCAATATCGGACGAGATTGTATATCATCCTGTTGATTATATTTTATTATTTGGTAGTAAGGCTGATTTTAATTTACAAGCAAGTTTTAACGTAGTTAAAAATGCCAGCAGTACTGCTAGTAACAATGATATTATTGCCCGCATAATTACAGCATTTAATGAATTCTTTGCTTTAGAAAATTGGAACTTTGGCGATACATTTTATTTTACAGAATTATCAACTTATGTATTAACAAAACTAAGTCCAGATATTACTAGCTTCGTTATTGTTCCTAAACAAGGTAATTTATATTTTGGTAGTTTATTTGAAATTCAATGCCCTAGCAACAAGATATTTGTTAGTTGTGCTACTGCAACAGATATTAATGTAGTAGCTGGCCTAACATCTGACAATATTAAGACTGTAACAGGAGCAGGTTTGAATTCTGTAGTATCATCGCAAAACATAACTAGTGCATCGTTCGGAGTAACTAATGGCCAATAATACGGACCCAACTGGAAACAACGGCCTAACGGCAAATTTTCTTCCTGATTTTTATCAGACTCCTGCTAATAAGAAATTTTTACAGGCAACTCTTGACCAGTTATACCAACCAGGTACAGTTAAGAAAATCAACGGATATGTAGGTAGAGAAAATGCAAAAAGTGCCACAGGTAATGATTTATATATTACTGCGGCTAGCTCAGTCCGTCAAAACTATCAGTTAGAACCTGGTATGACTGTTACTGACAATATTGGTAATACAACATTTTTTAAAGATTATATCGATTATATTAATCAAATAAATGTGTTTGGTGGTAATACTAAGAACCATGCACGATTAAACAAACAAGAATTCTATTCTTGGGATCCGCATATTGATTGGGATAAGTTTGTAAACTTTCAAAATTATTATTGGTTGCCATACGGGCCTGATACTATCGAAGTACTTGGTCAACAGAAAAATATACAAAGTACGTATACTGTAACAATTGAACACGAGATTAATAATAACCAGTACTTGTTTACACCTAATGGATTTACACGTAATCCTGTATTAAAACTATACAGGGGCCAAACATATACTTTTGAAATTAATAGCCCAGGCAATCCTTTTAGTATAAAAACTGAAAGAAGTTTAGGTAAAGATAATCGTTATATAACTGATGCAATTGACAGTTATGGAGTAGAATCTGGAAGTATCACATTTAAGATACCGTTAGATGCTCCTACAATTTTGTACTATCAAAGCGAATCAGACTTAAATCTTGGTGGCGCAATACAAATATTATCAATTAAAGAAGACACATATATTGATGTATCTGCAGAAATTTTAGGAAAGAAATATTACAAATTAGCAAATGGTACACCTTTAAGTAACGGAATGAAATTGCGCTTCTCTGGGAATGTAACCCCTGAAGTATATTCTGTTGGAGAATTTTATGTCGAGAGAGTTGGTGTTGCTATTCGGTTAATTTCTTCTAAAGACTTAGAATTAATCAATGCATATACGGCAGAACACACTATACCTTTTGATAGCGACAAATTCGACACCAATCCATTTAGCGATGCTACAGGTTTTGCAGGCGAGCATGATTATATTGTAATTAATCGTGCTAGTCAAGATAAAAATAACTGGAGTCGTTATAATCGTTGGTTTCATAAAGATGTACTTATGGCTAGCGCCGCATACAACGGACAGGTAGCAAGTTTAGATCAAACTTCCAGAGCAGTTAGACCTATTATAGAATTTGAAGCTAATTTAAAATTGTTTAATTCTGGAACAACATCAATAATTGATATTGATGTAATAGACCATTTTACTACAGATGCATTTTCAGACGTTGAAGGAGCGTTCGGCTATCACGTTGACGGCCAACTGGTAACTAACGGCCAACACATTATTTTTACTGCTGAAAAAGATCGATTAGTAAAGAATAAAATTTATCGAATTGATTTTGTTGATGTAATTCATCTTAGTTCAGGAAGTAAGCAAATTCATCTAGTTGAAATTGGCCAACCTGAACTAAATCAAGTTGCATTAATTCGTACCGGCATAACAAATCAAGGAAAATCTTATTGGTACAACGGTACTAGCTGGGTTGAAGCACAGCAAAAAATAACAGTCAATCAAGCACCTCTATTTGATATTGTAGATGAAAACAGTGTAAGTTACGGAGATAATACTGTATATAATGGTTCAACATTTAAAGGTACAAAATTATTTTCTTATAAAATAGGATCTGGTATTTCAGATAGCATGTTAGGGTTTCCGTTGTCCTATAGAAATATCAGTAATATTGGAGACATTGTTTTTAATTTTAATCTTGCTACTGATAGTTTTCAATATAAACAAACTATTAATATTATTACCAAGTATACAAATAACGGGTATCTTGTAAGTCAAACATTTGCAGGTGCATTAAAATATCTTAATGGCTGGCAAACTTGCACAACTCCAAATCTACAAGCCGCTATTAGAATTTATAAAAATTCTGGAAAAATTAATAATTTTGATATTGATATTTTTGATAATATTACTAAACTAACAGACTTAGTTGTTAAAGTCTATGTCAATGGACATAGATTAGACAAAGCAAACTGGTCAGTGATTGACGGTAGTTATTACAAACAAGTTGTATTAAACACTGATATTGCATTAAGAGATGTACTAACTATCCGTACATTTACGGTTCAGCCGGTTAATGAAAATGGCTATTATGAAGTGCCGGTTAGTCTACAAAATAATCCATTGAATAATGCAATGGGAGATTTTACATTGGGCGAAGTGATTGATCATGTAAATTCTATTGTAGATAATCTTGATATGTTTGTAGGAACATTCCCAGGCCCTGGTAATTTAAGAGACCTCGGAAACGTTACACAATATGGTACTAAATTTGTACAACACAGCGGCCCTATGAGCCTTTCGCTGTACCATATTACAAATCAATCTAATAATATTATAAGAAGTATTGAACAAGCACGAGATAATTATAATAGCTTTAAAAGAAACTTTGTAAAGATAGCCGCATCGCTTGGTGTCGACGGTGATCCTGTTACTATTGTGGAACTAGTTTTACAAACAATTAACAAAGATAAACCAAAAACAAGTCCTTATTATTTTAGTGACATGGTGCCATACGGTGCTTCTGTTAAAACCAATCTAACTGTAGTTGACTATAGAATTAAAACATATCCTTTGTCTAATGTTTTTACATTAGATAACTTATCAAATAAAGCTGTTGGAGTTTATTTAAACGGGAATCAATTAATATACGGTCAAGATTATACGTTTAGTAGTCAAGGATTTATCGTAATAACTCCTTCGGTTATTATGAACAACAGTGATATTATTACTACAATTGAATACGATAATACAGACGGATGCTATGTTCCAGCAACTCCTACAAAGATGGGTATGTGGCCAAAATATGTTCCACAGATTTATACAGATACTAGTTTAGTAACTCCCCGTCTAATGATTCAAGGACACGATGGCAGTCAAGTACTAGCATATGGAGATTATCGTGATAATTTAATTTTAGAATTAGAAAAACGTATCTTTAACAACATCAAAGTTGATTATGATCCTGCTATTTTTGATATAGCAGATACCATTCCTAGTTATAATAGATCAACCGATTATAGTTTAGATGAGTTTAATCAAGTATTAGCTCCTAGTTTTTATAAGTGGACTAGTTTAGCCGGTAGAGATTTTACTAAACCTCTAAGCTATGATATTAATAATTCGTTTACTTACAATTATACAAACAGTTCAGCACCAGATGGCACAAGTGTACCGGGATATTGGAGAGGAGTATATCGTTATCTTTTAGATACAGATCGTCCTAATCTAACTCCTTGGGAAATGTTAGGGTACAGTTTACAACCAAGTTGGTGGGTAGCGGTATACGGTCCGTCTCCATACACAGGCGATAACTTGCCTATGTGGCAGGATATTGCAGATGGCATAATTCGTGAACCCGGTAAAGCACCAATTAAAGTTCCCAAGTATGCTAAACCTTTCTTAATGGGACGTATTCCTGTAGATAGTGATGGCCTATTAAAAAGTCCGTTGGCCTGTGGCCTAGCACTAGGTCCTATTACTAGCGGAGTTGATGCAAATTTTGTATTCGGAGATGTAAGCCCAGTCGAAGCCGCTTGGCGTCGGAGCAGTCATTATCCTTTTAGCGTAATTTTATCTACAACAATATTGACACCTGCAAAAACTTTTGGTATTTTATTAGATCGTTCTAGAGTCGTACGTAACCTAGCAGGACAATTAATTTATAAGGATACAAGATTACGTATCAATCCAACGGAAATTATGCTACCGAGCATTTATACAAGTACTGTTCGTGTTCAAACTGCGGGACTTGTTAATTATATTGTTGATCATATTTTAAACTTTATTTTCAGTAACAACATAAAATCTTATAATACCTATGTTTCTGATTTAAAAACAATACAAGCTCAGTTGTCATACAGACTTGGAGCATTTAGTAGTAAAGATCAGTTTAATTTATTATTGGATAGTAAAACACCGTTGAGTACCGGTAGTGTATTTGTTCCAAAAGAAAATTTTAAAGTTTCTTTAAACACTTCTAGTCCAATAAAGAAAATAACATATAGTGGCGTTATTATTACCAAACTTCAAAGTGGGTTTGAAGTAAAGGGATATAGTAAAACACAGCCTTATTTTAATTATTATACATGGATACAATCGGGTAATACAATAAATGTAGGCGGAATTAGTGAGAACTATAGTATGTGGACCGCAGGACAACAGTACCCAATGGGTGCAGTTGTTCAGTATGGCGGTGTATTCTATCGAGCAACTGTTACTACTACAGCAGGAGCCGGGTTTGATCCTTCATATTTTGCAAAATTATCTAGTTTACCGATAGTCGGCGGACAAACTGCTACCTTAAGAAAGTTATGGGATAAAAACGATGTCGTTACAGTTCCTTACGGTACTGAGTTTGCTAAAATACAAGATGTTGTAGATTTCTTGCAAGGGTATGGTGAATACTTAAAAGATCAAGGATTTATATTTGATGATTTTAATAATACACTAGCAACCGTATCCAACTGGGAAACAAGTGTTAAAGAGTTTTTATTCTGGACTACACAGAATTGGAGTTCAGGTCAAGATAAGTGGAGCGATTGGAGAGCAAATCAGCCAGTACCATACGGTAGTATTGTTCGCTATAACGGAGATTACTACAGTGCGTTATATGCTATTTCTCCTACTGATATTTTTGAACCTGAAAAGTATAATAAACTAGAAGGGTTAAGTGAAGTAGGTGCTAGCGTTATTAGTCTAAGCCCAGCCGCAATTAAACTAACATTTGAAACACCAACAGCAGTAGTTGATAATATTAGCAATCCATTCTACGACTATGAAATTTTTAAAGTTGACGGTACACCTATATCTTCCTTATTTTTAGATAGCTACAGAGAAGGTAATATTGTTAGTTACACCCCGAGAACAACAGATGGAATATATGGCGCAAGTTTTTATCTAGTACAGAACGAGCAAGTAGTATTATTAGATAATAATACAATCTTTAATGATGTTGTTTATAATCCAGAAAGTGGTTATAGACAAGAACGAATTAAAGTATCCGGACATACTAGTATCGATTGGTACGGCGGCCTCGATGTTCCAGGATTTATATTCGACCAAGCCAATATTCAAACTTGGCAACCTTGGCAAGATTATGCACTGGGTGATATTGTAGGATTCCAAGGATACTACTATAGTGCAACTATCGCATTGCCAGGTACAGAAACATTCAATGCATCGAGCTGGACACGTCTGACCAAGAAACCAACAGCAAAATTAATTCCAAACTGGACTTATAAAGCAAGTCAGTTTACAGATTTTTATAATTTAGACAGCGATAATTTTGATTCAGACCAACAAAAAGTTGCTCAGCATTTAATTGGATATCAAAAACGCCAGTATCTTGATAATATTATTAGAGACGATGTTAGTGAGTTTAAATTTTATCAAGGTATGATTCGAGAAAAAGGTACATTGAATGTTTTAAATAAATTATTTGATGTTCTTAGTAGCGATAACAAAGAAAGTTTAACATTCTATGAAGAATGGGCGTTACGTGTTGGGCAGTATGGCGCGGCAAATTCATTTGATAATATTGAATTTATTCTAGACGAAGGATTGTTTAAACTTAATCCTCAAGGTTTTGCACTTTTCAATAGTACAAACACAGATTTGCTTGGCACATTTATTATACAACAAAAGACTTCGGATGTGTATCTAAAACCTTTAGGCTATAATTCAACTCCGTGGCCAATGCTTGAAAACTATGCTCCGTTTTTACGTAGTGCTGGGTATGTAAACGCCTCAGAAGTATTTTTAAGTATTGGTTATGTTGCAGAAATTGTTAACTATGATATTGATACGTTCCAGGAAGGATCGTATATTTGGGTAACATTTGATGGCCCAAGTTGGAATGTTTATAGATTTACCGATACACATACTATAGTAACAAATGTTACCTATGCAACTAATACAAAAATATTAACAATAACCACACATGATATTGTTAACTTTGCAGTCGGCTCTTATATCGGTCTATCTCAAGTACCTCTACTAAAAGGATTTTATAAAATCCTTAGTGTATCTTTAAATTCATTTACAGTTTCGGCTGATATTACTGGGTTTCCAAGTACATTTACACAAAATGGTCAGCTAGTAGTTTGTGCGTTAATCACACAGCGTACACAATCGATTGATACAATTGATGCAGTTCTTACTAGCAAATTGTACCCTAACGAATTAATATGGACCGACGATAACGGATCTGGCAAATGGACTACTTGGAAATACAATCCTGTTTATGCTATTTCTAATATAAACAATAGTTCTCCACAAGATCAATTACGTTTTGGACAAGTGATTGCTATTAACAGTCAGGGCAATGTTGCCGCAATTGGATCGTCAATCGGCGAAATTATCACATATGACAAAGCAAGTGTAGATGCAGACTGGGTGCAACGTCAGGTAATTCCAGCACCGTTTATTGCAATCAACACAGTATCTGTAACAATAGGAAGTACTACTACTGGAAGTAAAACTGTAGCAATGACTTCTGCACAAACTTACATGATAGGTGGCGTAATAGAAGGATCTGGAGTTCCAGTAGATACACTAATTACCGCAGTTAATGTTGGTGTCAGTATTACGATTGGACAAAAAGCAGTATCGACTAATACAAATAGTACATATACTATTATTACAAATCCGAATCCAAGTAGTGCAAGTGCTACTAATATATTGATTTCTAATGATGGCAGCTATATGGTTACAGGAAGTCCACTTGCTGGATATGCTGTAACAAATTATTTTGGATCGTATAATACTACGGTAATCTACGGACCTGGCGCTGTTGTGTCCTACAATAGTTTATTTTATCAAGCAGTTGTAGTAGTGCCGGCCAACACAGCCCCAACAGCAATATCTACATATTGGAAACCCGTATATTATATTCCAGTTAGTAGTTACGGTACATGGGACCGAACAGTAATTTATCCAACTAATACAGTGGTAATTTTTAAAGGTAAAGTATACACATCAACAAGAAAAATTTATGGACAAGTTGATGTAACAGTTACAAGTACTATTGCAGGTAATCAGTTAGTTACCGCAGACACTAGTGTATTAGCTCCAGGATATCAAGTAATTTTTTCAGGAAACACATACGGCGGTGTTACTGCTAGTGTGATATATTATGTATTAGATATCCTTGATTCTAAACATTTTAGAATCACTGCAACACAAGGTAGTTCAATTCCAGTAACACTAACATACGCATCGGGTCTGATGACTTGTACACAGCAACCCCAGTTGTCTCCAGATTCTGGAAACGGACAGTGGACACAATTATCAACACAAGCTGGCCCAGCAAGACAAGGTGCAATTAGTCTATATAAAAAAGATGCTAATAACATTTTTAATTTAGTAGATACTATAGTAAGTCCATATCCTGCGGCAAATGAAAACTTTGGATCTGCCTTTGCATTTAGTAATGATACATTGTATATTTCTGCTCCAGGTTATAATAGTAATACTGGTAAGGTTTACAAACTAGTTTATTCAACAGTAATACAAGCACAATCGGCTTACAATCCAGTTAGAAGTTCTGGTGCAACATTGCGTGTCACAAATACAGCTGGTATTCGTGCTGGTATGTATGTGCTAGGTACAGGATTTACTGATGATCAAATAGTAGTTGGCGTTGTTGACTCAACAACTTTGTTACTAAGTGGTAGCCCTAATTCCACACCTGATGGCGTTATTAAATTTGCAGTCGTTGGCTGGGGATACGATTTAACAGGGACTCGTACTGGTAATACTGCTGGACAAAAATTTGGAAATACACTAGCTATTAGTAATGATAAAACTACTCTCGCTATCAGCTCTTGGAATGATCCGACAACAGGATCTTCAGTTGCTATATATAAAAACGATGTATTGTTCCAAACAATAACTCAAGCAGGTACTTCGTTATTTGGCCAAAGTGTTTCTATTAGCAATGATGCTACATATATTGCTATATCGGATCCAGTATATTCTGGATTTACACCAGCAATTACAAATCAAGGCCGAGTAGGAATTTATAGTATAAATTCTTCTACAGGTTTATATGTTAATACCGGCAACATAGTAAATCACCAGCCAGAACAAAATGGTTTATTTGGTGTAAATGTTTCGTTCATGAACAATTATAAAACACTAGCTGTTTATAGTCAGTACGGCGATACTACCATTACAACTACATTTGATAAAACTAATACTACTTTTGATAAAAATACTACAGCGTTTACTGTAACAGAAATTAATAGTGGTCGCGTTGACGTCTTTGATCGTTATGCTAATAAGTGGGTATTCAGCGAGTCGTTGACAAAAGTAAACCCAGTAGTTACTGCTGGCAGTTTTGTAGCAGGCGACACTTATGCTATACTATCGCTTGGCACAACTGATTTTACAAAAATTGGAGCCGCAAAAAATGCAGTAGGAGTACAATTTACTGCAACCAGCGATGGTTCAGGTACAGGCACCGCGGCAATTATAACTTCAGAATCTTTAGTTTTAGACGGTTACGGTACTGGATTTGCAGTTGGATCTAACCATATATTAGTTAGTGCTCCAGCAGGATTAGATCAAGGCCTGCAATCTGGATTAGTATACAACTACGGCAAGAAACCAAATAAATTTACATGGGAAATTGCACATCAAGAAATTGAAAAACCAGATGTTAGTAAAATTAAAAAAGCATTCTTATACAATAGGGTGACTGGCAACCTTGTAACATATATTGATGTTATTGATCCAGCCCAGGGAAAAATTGCAGGAGTTGCTGAAGAAGAATTAAAATATAAATCATTCTACGATCCCGCATCTTATTCTATTGGAATTGATGGAGTAAACGTTAGCCCAACGTCTGCATGGACTACTGACCAAGTAGGTATGCTATGGTGGGATTTAAGAACAGCCAAGTTCTTAAATGCATACGAAGACGATATTGTTTATAGAAATACAAACTGGACTACACTTGCACCCGGTGCAAGTGTTGATATATACGAGTGGGTTAGCTCAAAATTAAAACCTAGCGATTGGGATTCCCAAGCAGATACTCCTGCCGGAATAGCTTTAGGCATTAGTGGACAAAGTTTGTATAGTGATTCTGTGTACAGTATAAAACAAACATATAATAGTACAACACAAACATTTGCAACTACATACTATTACTGGGTTAAAAATAAAAAGTTTATTCCAAATATTCCAGGTAGACATTTAGCCGCACAAGATGTTGCAAATCTCATTGGTAATCCACGAGGATATGGATATACATATCTTGCACTAACTGGATTAAACACATTTAGTCTTATTAATACTAAACAGTATCTAAAATCTACAGATGTTGTTCTAAGTGTAGAATATTGGCTAGGTAAGAAAACAGATCAAAATGTACATAGCCAATGGAAAATTATTAGTAATGACCCTACTACATATATTCCGCCTATCATCGAACAAAAATGGATTGATAGTTTATGCGGAAGAGATTCGGCAGGCCGCCTAGTGCCAGACCCAGCATTACCAGTGAAACTACGTTACGGTGTTGAAAATCGTCCACGTCAAGGAATGTTTATAAATCGTTTTGAAGCATTGAAACAATTTATTGAATTAGCTAATCAAGTATTGATAGTAAATCAAATTGTAGAAAACGATAACATTCTTAAATTAGAAAGTTACGATCCCCAACCTAGTGCATTATCTGGGTTATACGATACTACATTTGATACAGACGCTGAACTAACTTATGCTAACATTGGTAGTTTTACAAGAGCTAATATCAGTCCTGTAATAACTGATGGTAAAATTGTAGGAATTAATATAATTACTGCTGGCAAGGGCTATGTAATTGCTCCGTATGTTAGTGTAAACGGCACAGGTGCAGGAGCAAATCTTCGCGCAACAATTAATGCCAAAGGACAAATTACTGGGGTAACTATTATTTCTGGCGGTGCTGGTTATACAGATTCTACTACATTATCAATACGTGATTATAGTGCATTAGTAAAAAGTGATAGTCAAGCAAATGGCAACTGGAGTATCTATACATATGATCCAATACAAAGAACTTGGAATAGAACATTAACACAAGCCTACGATGTTAGAAATTTCTGGAGTTATGCCGATTGGTATGCAACTGGATTTAGTCAGTTTACTGCGGCAGATTTTTCTGTTGCTACATTTGTAGAACTAAATTCTATTAATCCTAAGATAGGTGAAGTAGTTAAAGTTAGAACTGCCAATGCTGGTGGCTGGCTTCTACTAGAAAAATATGCAGATATTGTAAGTGTAGACTGGACACAAAGTTATAATGTTGTAGGTATGCAAAATGGTACAATACAATTAAATTCTAATTTATATCAAGTAGCTAACACAACATTGGGCTTTGATAATTTTATCTACGACGAAGCTGGGTTCGATGCAGTAGCAGTTACTGAATTAAGAATTATCCTTGATACGTTAAAGAAAAATATTTTCATTAACGATTTAAACGGTGCCTGGTCAAATTTATTTTTTGCTACTGTACGATATGTACACAGCGAACAGCCATACGTTGACTGGATATTTAAAACTAGTTTTGTAAAAGCACAACATAATGTTGGAGCACTAGACCAGCCAGTAACTTATCAACCTAATAATCTAAGCAATTTTGAAGATTATATTGCTGAAGTTAAACCTTATAAAACTAAAATTAGAGAATACATTAGCAACTATGATAGTTTAGATACTGCTCAATTACCAATTACCGACTTTGATCTACAACCAATATTTGAAAAAGATGCTGTCACACTTGTACAAGCATTTGTAACGAACGGAGAGCTTGTAGCAGGGGATCCTGCCATCAGTACATATCCTTGGAAATTTTGGTTAGATAATGCTGGTTATGAAATTACTGAAATAGTATTAACTAGCAACGGTTCGGGATATGTAACAGCTCCTGATGTTGTTTTTGTTGGCAATAGCGGCACTGGCTCAACTGCTAAGGCATATATCAGTAACGGAGCAGTTAACAGAGTTGTACTCATTACTCCAGGCACTGGATACTATGCCGCACCTAAAGTTGTATTAAATGGTGGTCTTGGTATAGACGGAGTTCAGGCAAATGCTGTTGCTATTATTGGCAATAGTGTTGTACGTTCTAACAAGATTGGTATAAAGTTTGATAGAGTTGATCGTAAGTATTATATTACTCAATTACAAAAAGTTGAAACATTTACAGGTACAGGATCTCGTGTTCAATGGCCGTTAATCTGGGCTCCAGATAATCGTATTGGACAAAGTGTTGTAACAGTTAATAATGTACCGGCTCTTCGCGATAATTATGTATTAAATATTGTTTCTAACACTAGTAAAGGTTTTACAAGCTACTCTGGTACTATAACATTTACAACTGCGCCTGCAAAGGGTTCTACTATTGCTGTAACTTATATTATCGATGAAAGTTTCTTAGGATTTGCCGATAGAATACAGTATTATTATAATCCTGAATCTGGACAACTAGGTAAAGACCTGGCTCAGTTAATGACTGGTATTGATTACGGTGGTGTAATTATTAACGGCCTTGGCTTCCAAATTTCGAATGGTTGGGATAGTTTACCATATTTTGCAGACAAGTGGGATAGCTATGATGAAACATTTAAAGATTATATCACTGTAGTAACTGCCGGAACAAATTCATTTACATTGCCGTATGTTCCTACTAATAATACTCAATTAAACATTTATAAGAGAGCTATTAATACTGAATCCTACGTAAGCGATGGTGTTACCAATAGCTACACATATAATATACATGATATCAATCCTTATGTTACTGCATCAGTTGTTTTAGCTACTAGTGGAATCACACATAACTTTGTTAGTATTAATCAAGTGTCGGGTGTATACGGAAACGTGCTGACACTAGACAGCACAGCAAATATTGTAGCTGGTATGCAAGTACTTGGTACTGGATTCGCATCCGGCCAGACCGTATTCAGTATAGTTGATTTGGTTACAGTAAGATTGAGTGCCGCCCCTGACTCATTACCTAGCGGCTCTTTGGTATTCTCAGAAAATATAAAAGGTAGTTCAACTGTAACTGTAACAAGTACAGCCGGAATTAAAGTCGGCGACAAAGTATCATGCAATGATGTACATGCATTTAGCTATAGCACAGTAGTTACATCTATTGTTAACAGTACTAAAGTTAAAATAAGTTCTATTTTATATAGAAATATTCCTAACGGTATCTATGTAACATTTGAACGAGATTTAGCACAACCGACCGATGTTATCATACATACTGACGGGCATATTAGTTTAACTAATTTGACTAATACTAAGATTATAGCCGGTACTACAATTAGTATTATTGGCGGTTTGAATCCAATTAGATTGGATGATCCTAATTATGATATTGCATTATATATTGGACAAATAATTGAAGCATTAGCCTATGATCTTGCATACGACCGCCAGCAATTTCAAACTATTAGAGTTGGTTTAACTTTAAGAAATCTTATTACAACTTATGGTTATAGATCTAAAGAAATTAATTTAAGTATTAATAATATTATTGCTAATATAGCAAAATTACCAGCAGTAATATCTGCGCTGACAGATCCTACATTCGCTAGTGGATATACTTTAATAACAAACACAATACAAAATATTGTATCAGGCGGAGTAGTTCCAACATGGTTAGCATTATCAGCATCGAATCCACAGGATCCAAGTGGCGGTCAAGCAGGTTGGTTATTAGATGAGAATATTAATTTTATTCAAGCAGAATTAATTGCATGGATAACCGCAAACTATCCAAGTGTTGTGTTTGATCATACCGATTTCCAAGTAAGAATTCAGCATATTGTTGAAGGGTTGACTTATGATTTGTTTAAAGGTGGAAATAGAGAAACAATCTATCAAGGTATAGACTACTGGTATTATATTAACAATAATGGTTTCCTACAACCGTTTACATTCTGGACTGGGTTATTTGCCAAGTTAAATTCATTAGCACAATCTATTATAACTACTGCAACTGTAACAAGATTGCAAACAGCAATATTCCAAGTTAAAACTCCTCCAGGAGTTACACCAGCATGGACAAATGGTGGATTAGCTAGTACACTTATTAGTAATAATATTACTACATTGTTAAGTGTTGTAACTAGTGCGGCAAGTCCACAACCGGTGGTAACACAACCAACAGCTACATTGAATGCCAGCGCAACTGCTATATTAGCGGCCAAGACAACATTAACACCCTTAGTTAATCCAAATGCAGTTGTTAATACATTCTTAGCAGATGGTGCAACTGATACATTTACTTTACCTAGCCCTTATACGGTTGTCGATGGCGGTTTAAGTACAGATATTATTGATGCCACTACAGACGACGGCGGAACCGCTGGCACAATATTTGGTGGAATAACCGACATTGTAGTAGATGGTAACTCGGCAACTGCTAAGGCATTTACTGTATTAACTGGAGACGAGTTTATTATTAGAGAAACTACCAGCGATGGTAGTGTTAAACCTAAAGATGCAGACTACGATACAAGTTTAAGCGGCGGCGATATCAGTACACTAAGTGGTGCATACGCAACTGCTACAGGTATTGCCGCAGACGACATTATTGTTGACGGCGACGATCTAGTATCTCCAACTACAAGTCCAGCACCAGAAGAAGTTGTTCCAGGGCAAGTGGTAGATACTGTAGCTATTAAGGTATTTGATAAACCAAATACCGGATCTGGTCAAATAAAAGTAGACAACTATCTAGCAAACGGTACTACTAAAACATTCAAGTTGACACAGACTCCAAATAGTCCAGGTGCAGTTATTGTTAAAGTCGATAATTTAATTAAAACAATGTCTACAACAACTATAACTAACGATTATATTGTAGATTATCCAAATAATCAAGTAGTATTTACAACTGCCCCAACCGCTAATGCAACTGTTACTTTATTCAGCATTGGGTTTAACGGTGCTAATGTATTAGATATTGATTATTTTATTGCAGACGGATCGACAACTGAGTTTGTTACGAATGCTTCTTGGGTATCTTCGATTAATAGTCTAGTATATGTTGATGGTGCAGTAGCTAACCCTGGTATATTTAAAACTGATGCAAGCTATGAATTGTCAAATGCAATAGCATTTAGATTCGCACTACCACCGGCCAGCGGATCGGTAATTAATTTTATTATTGTTAATGGTATCGATCAAGCATACTCTATTACTAAGGTAGAAACTATTGCAACAACTGGGGCAACCACCTATACATTACAAAACACAATTGGTAATGCATTGCCTAATGAATCTAATATGATTGTGCGTGTAGATCAGAATATTTTACAAGCACCAAGTAATACATATTTTACAATTGGTAGCAATAGATTAAATTATTCAATCGATAAAACTAAATTTGTTCCATATTCGATCCCGGCAACTGACATTCATGTAATAGTTGGAAATACATTGTTGACCCAGGGTACTGATTATCTTGTAGATCTTGGCGGTATTACAATTAAGATTAATAAAAACATTTATAAAAATTATACTGGACAACAGTTGATTATTAGTGTAATAACTAATCAAAGTTATTTGTATAATCCAGCTACAAATCAAATTACATTTAAAACTGCCTATGACAATACTCATTTAGTACAAGTTATTAGTAGTTATAAACATGATATTTTAGATATTGAAAGAACTACAATTAGTGTTAGTACTAGTGCAACTTTAATTGCAGATACTTCTGATTACTACTATTATCAGAATATGTCTGGAGGCTTATTAAAGCTAGATCGACCAGTTGTTAACGACAATTATATCTGGGTGATTAAGAACACTACATTGTTAACACCTAGTATTGATTATAAACTTAACGATGACCATCAAAGTATTACACTTGGTGCTAATTTGATACAGACTGATAAAGTAACACTGATTACATTTGGTAGCAATATACTACGTGCTGGTATTGCTTACATGCAGTTCAAAGATATGCTAAACCGTGTAAGCTATAAGCGTTTAAGTGCAAATAAACAAGCTATGTTAGCAAGAGATTTACATTGGAATGATACACAGATACTAGTAGATAATGCATCTACATTTGATTTACCTAATCCGGCAAACAACCGTCCCGGCGTAGTTGAAATTCGCGGAGAACGCATTGAGTATTTTGCCAAGGATGGAAACACATTAAGTAAATTACGTAGAGGTACACTTGGTACTGGTGTACAAACACTAACTTTACAAGGAACCGCAGTACAAGATATTGGTACTAGTGAAACATTACCATATTTAGATACACAAGTTATTAAACAAATTATCAGCGATGGTAGTTTAATTGTACCTTTAGATTTTACTCCAAAGAGTGTAAATGAAATTGAAGTGTTTGTCGGCGGCTATAACGACGGTACTATATGGGAAAGTGGTGCAACTTACCCAGCAGGCATGATTGTTAATGTTGGAGTTTACACTTATAGATGTTTAACAAGCCATATTAGCGGCGCAACTTTCTATGATATAGTTAGCACTGTGATAGTTAATGCTGATGGAACTAATACTGTTCTGTCTACAGGTATTGCCAGCAGTAAAGTATGGAAATTCTTTATTGGAAATATTCGTTTGAAGAAAACAGCTTATAGTGCATTTAATATCAACCAAGCACCATACAGCCCAGAAGGAGATGTTCCGTTTACAGCAGACTTTACTGTGGACGGTACAACTGCGGCAATAACATTAACTAATGCAATATCATTTGGAACACAAATTACTGTAATTAAAACTACAGGACAAAGTTGGGATCAAACTACAAATGTGTTATACGACTCAGGAAAGGTCAGCGAATTCCTACGTGCAACTCCGGGCATTTGGTATAAAGAGTATAAAACAATAAGTACTATAGCAACCGAACAATTTGATAGTGCCGGTGATACATTAGACGGTACTAATTTAACATTTGATTAAGGGATTTAAAATGACACAACAAATCATAAACATAGGAGCGACCCCAGGCGATAAAACCGGGGATCCCTTGCGTGTTGGCGCACAAAAAATAAATGCTAATTTTGCAGAATTATATACAACTTTAGCAGCCAGTACACTACCTAGTAAAACCGGCAATGCTGGAAAGGCTTTATATACAGATGGATCTTTATTATATTGGGGTGTAACTGGATCAGTCTTGACTAACGGAAGATATACAGTTAGTCTTGGTTCTGACGGTACATTTACGTTTCCTGGCAATTTAATATTATCAGGAAGTTCTAGCGGCACTATAACTTTACAAGCAGGAACAGCGCCAGCAGTTCAAATTTACACTCTTCCTAGTGCGTATCCTAGCGGTAACAACTATGTATTAGCAAGTTCTACTAACGGAACTTTAAGTTGGGCAGTACCAACTGGCTCGGGGTCTGTTACTAGTGTTGGTTTAAGTTTACCTACACAATTTAATATAACCACTAGTACTGTAGTTACAACTGGTGTGCTGACAGCCGCATGGAACACACAAACAGCTAATTATGTATTAGCAGGCCCAATCTCAGGCAACGCAGCCGCTCCGACATTTCGTACACTAGTAGCTACAGATATTCCAGCACTATCATACCAGGCACCTATTGGAACAATTAGCGGCATAGCTAAAGGTAATGGAGCAAATACACTTACCGCCGCAACTAGTGGAACAGATTATGCTCCGGGAACAAGTGCATTAGCAACCGGTATTGTAAAGAGTACAACCAGTACAGGCGTATTAACTATTGCCGCGGCATCGGATATTAATACAACATTTGGAAGTCAAACACAAAATTATGTGTATGCCGCACCAAGTTCAGGTGCTGGCAATCCTACTTTCCGTGCATTAGTAGCTACAGATTTGCCTGTATCGGGTTTGCAAAGTCGTACAACGGCCGTAGCAACTACAGGAAGTTTAGCCTACCAAACAAGTTCAACTGTTACAATTTCAGTTGCTAAAGGATATGCATTGTATAACATACAAGCTAGTGTAGGATCTTGGGTAACCATTTATACAAATAGTGCCGCAATGGCGTCCGATAGTAGCAGAAGTATTACAACTGATCCAACTCCAGGAAGTGGAATAGTTGCTGAATCTATAACAACCGGCGCATCTACAACTAACACAAATTTCTCACCAGCCGCTGTTGGTTATAATATTGATTCTCCAGTAACTACTAATTTGTATTTGAAAGTTTATAACAATAGCGGAGTAACGCAGTCTAGTATTACTATAACTTTAACTTATCTCAAATTAGAAGCTTAATATGACTACTACTAATACTTTGTTAACTGATAATCTGATGATCAGTGTCTATCTCGTGAGAGATACGCATGACAACGGCATGACATTAGAAGAGTATGTAAGTGGTGTTTGCGATGGAGATCATCCAATTTTAGATCACAACGAATTTGTTTACCAGTTTGGAGCTACTGATAAAAATTTAAAAAAAGTTGTAGAGTGGGCCAGTACTAATGGTCTAACAGTTAGTGAAGCACATCACGGCGGAGCTGTAGTAAAAATAATAGGTACCGCAGAGCAATTTAATAATCTATTTTCTATAACATTAGAAACTGTTACAGACAACACCAGAATCTATTATACACATAGCGGACAACTAACTATACCTACAGAAATTTCTACAGTAGTAGAATCAGTTTTTGGATTAGATAATTCATTAACTTTTACATTTGATGCTAAACAAGATCCCAGTCTAGAAGCTAATTCTTACAGTAGTCCTTTTCCTAATGAACTGGCCAAGGGATATAATTTTCCTAAAGATCCGGCAGTCGGGGATAATGAACAAGGTAAAGGTGCTTGCGTAGCTATTTTAGAATTAGGAGGTGGCTGGACTCAGGCAAATCTAACTAGTACATTTGGACAAATCGGCTGGGCAAACCCCAGCATATCGGATGTTAGTGTTGACGGTGGAGTCAACGACGGCGGAGCTGATGCCAATTCTAGCGGAGAAGTTATGCTTGATATTTGGTGTGTTGGTTCCGTAGCACCATTGGCCAAGCAAGTCATTTATTTTGCTCCAAACACTTTTCAGGGATTTATAGATATTATAACCGCAGTAGCTAACGATACAACCTATAATCCTAGTGTGCTTAGTATTAGTTGGGGTACTACTGATACTAATTGGGCCAGCGGCCAGCGGTCATCTTTTGAAACAGCATTAGCCAGTTGTGCAGTAAAAGGAATAACAGTATTTGTTGCGGCCGGCGACTACGGTGTACGAGCAATTAGTGGCGGCCCCACATATACAGTTCAATATCCTGGAACTAGTCCGTTAGTTCTTTGTGCAGGAGGCACTGTAGTTACACTTAATAGTAGTTACATTATTACCGCAGAAACACCTTGGGGAACAAGCGGAGGGTCATTTGCCGGCGGCGGCGGAGTTAGTACTTTGATTAGTGTTCCGTCCTGGCAAACAGGCCTTACTAGTAAAACATATCCAACACCTAGCACTGCTACTACACTAACAGGCCGTGGTATACCAGATGTATCGGCACATGCTATTGGATACAGTTTTTATTATGGATCTGCCAATACCTATGGAGCTGGTTTTGTTGGAACTAGTGCTACCGCACCTTTAATGGCCGGCATGGTAGCTAGGATTAATCAACTAAGCGGCCAACGGATAGGGTTTGTTAATTCAAAATGGTATTCAAATACTAATGCATTTAATGATATTACTACCGGCGATAATCATGGAGGCAATACAGTCGGGTATGTAGGTACAGCAGGTTGGGATGCCGCCACCGGATTAGGAACACCAATTGGTACCGCTATCTATGCTTTATACAGAACCGGAGCTACATATCCTAAACAAAACTATGCTTTTAGAGCAAAAAGTAATTCAGCCGCACCTGCTTACCCTAGGACAACTACCGGAATTAGCGGCAGAACTAGCCCTAAATTATATTAAAACTAGCATATAATGAAACCAGCTAAATACAAGATAAAGAGAGATTGATATGCAGACTAAAGACGCAACAGGAATTCATATTGAGGGACATATTAAGATATTTGACCCTGAATCTAAAGAAATCTACATGGATAAGCGCAACGCTATTCACTATGAAAACATTAGTATAGCCCTAGCGCAAAGTCTAGCCGATAGCGGTAACGGTTTTGTTTACCAAATGGCATTTGGCAATGGCGGAACTACTATTGATCCTACCGGAATTATTACATATTTGACCCCAAACACTAGCGGAACTAATGCTAGTTTGTATAACGAA